TGCCGACCAGGAACTTGCCGACCAGCGCAATGAACTCGCCCGGATTGACAAAAATGGGCGCATCGCCAAGGTCCACGAAAATCTCGCCGTCTTGCGGGCCTGCACCAATCGCAGCGCCGATCGGCCACGTCATATGGCCCAGCGCAATGCGGCGCGGTGCTTTTGCTGCCGCACCTTCTGCCGTCGCTAGCGAAACAGCGGTATGACCGAACGCTAGGCTAAACTGGATCGCCGTTGCTGTGGTCGCCACAGCCGCGCCAGTGTTCAGCGCACTAATTCGCACCCCGCGCACCACCAGCCTGCGCCCCTGCACGTTGGCAGTGCCAGCCGGAACCTGATAGCTGCCCCAGATCCCGTCCGTTGCCGCCGCAGCAGCAGCCGTGACCGCGCCTTGTCCGCCAAGACCGCCCGGAAGGTTCGCCGTCAGTGCCGTGTTGGACGGCGCAGCAGCGGTTGCGTTGGTCGAGTTGGGATAGGTTGCCAGCGAACCCATCGTGCCGCCAGAGAGGCCCTGATAGGAGCCATAGATGCGGTTGCCCATGACGGCCACTGTCGACGAAAGCTGCGGCCCGCCGAGCGACACGGTGTAGTCATTGAGCACAAACGACAGCGCCGCACCAGCAGCACCGCCCGCAATCGCATGGCGCATTGAGAACGGCAGCGATCCAGACATGCACGGCTGACCCTGCCCGACCGGAGTTTCAATGCTGCCCCATAGTTTACCGTCGATCCAGAACTCGACCTCGCGCTCATGGAACGAGATGATGAACTGATATTTCTGGTTGTTGTTATAGGTAAAGCCAGTGAAGGAAATGGTCGTCTCTGCGCCATTGTAATTGATGACGCCTATCATTCCCGACGAGTTGAGGCGAAAATAGACGCCATCGGTGGGCGCATAAGGGTTGGCACCGCCGCGCCGGAACATGCCAAAGTCAATCACGGTGTTGGTCGTTGGCTGCGCAGTGAACGAGCCTTCGATCTCGGCATAGACCTGGCTGGCCCCGATCAGCGGGAACTCGGCATAGGTGCCGAAGCTGGTCCCTGTGGTCGTGGTCGTGATGTTGCCGCTGTTGGTCGTCAGGCCCGCCGCAGACCAGGCATTGGTCATGGTCGTGTTGGCATAAGTATGCTTGCCGGTGCTCTGCGCGGTGTAGTTGAACGTCTCGGTGTCAAAGATCGTCTCTTGCGCCACGCGAAGGCGATAGTCGTCATCGGTCTCCGGGCTGGCCAGATAGTTGCTGTCCGCGTCGTTCTCCGAGAAGAACCGCACCCCACCGACCTGCGCCGGGTTTGCCCCGGTGTCGAGGTTGACCTTCAAGCGGTTGTTGGCGTCAACTTCCGCGCCGTTGGTGCTTACGATGCCTTCGATTACAGCCATGTCACGCGCTCACTTGATAGTTGAACTTGAAGTTGCCTTTGACCCGGCGCGGCGATGCCCAGTAAGCCGTAATGGTTGCGCTGTCGGTCACTGCTGCGCTAACGCTTAACTGGTCCATCTCAGCCTCATCTGCGCGCGTTCCCTTGCCAGTGTAAGGGCCAACCGCCTGTTGGATCAAGACCGGCTTGCCCGGTGTAAAGCCAGCGCCTGCGATCGTGAACTTGCCGCCAGTCTTGGCGTTGCTACCGACATCAACCTCGACAGTCGTCAGTGTAACGCCAGCGCCGCCAGTCTGCGCCGGAAAGACAATTTCCTCGCGCGGCTGCAAAGCAATCTCGGCCAAGGTCTGCTCAACGCTAGAAACGCGCGCCGCGATCTCGTTGGCCGTCGCCTGAGCAGTCCCCGCCTCAATCTGCACAGCGTCGATCTGGCCGTTATTGATGTTTGTCTCAACCAGCCCGAACAGCTTTTCGAGCTGCTTGATCGCTTCCGGGTCATTGCCGACGAAGCGGGCAATCTGCGCGCGGGAAAGGCGAAGTGCGTTTGCCATCACCAAGCCAGCGGCTCAAGCCGCACCTCCAGCCTTGCGACCGCGACATGGGCATCGCTCGAACCCTTAAAGCGCTGGACGCGCCAGTTCTGCATCGAACCCTGTTGCAGCCAGACAAGCCGCTTGGCGCGCTGGCCCTGCACCCCGGCGCTGATCGCGCGTTCCTGCGACCAGGTAACGCCGTCCACGCTGTATGCGGTCGAAAGCACTGGTGTCACACCGAGCGGCACCGAGCCAGTCAGGCCGACCAGTTCAATCTCATGGACCTGCGCGCCGCGTCCCTCGTTGTAGAGGATCTGCGTGGCGAACTCCCATTCAACCTCTTCGCCCCAATGCGTCGAGACATCGCGGGTCAGATAGCCAATGTCCGCGCTGTCCGGATCGCCGCAAAGCCAGTTGTTATAGGCCCGCACGAAATGCCGCGCGCGATACTTGCCGTTCGTCTCCAACACGAACCACACCGGCACTTGCAGTTCCGCCGATGCGCCAGCGTCATAGACCAGCGAGCGGTCAGGCAGATGTACGTAAAGGAACTGGTGCGAGCCTTCGTTGCGGGTCTCCAAGATCGCCTGCGCCAGTTCGCCGTCCGAATAGTCCGCAAGGATCAGGTCAATCTCATGCGTCGAAAGCTTCTGCGCCGTGCCGTTCGCGCCGATGTAGACCGAAAGCTGCTCATTGAACCCGCCGCCAAGAAACGCGACGGCTTCCATGTAAAGGCAGCAAGCGTGTGTGCCGATGCAGCCCTTTTCGATCTGCGCGCCTTCGATGCGCTGGAACGGGAACAGGTCGCCGCCGATGTTGTCAAAGAACTCGATGGTATGCCGGTTAAGCGCCACCGCTTCGTTCCGCAGCTTGAACAGCGCCACCACCGGATCAGGATCGGCTTCGCTTGAGCCATACTTGAGCGGGTTCACAGCGGTCGGATCGTTCAAGTCGGTGACGATCAGAAATTCGCCATCGGTGGTCATGGTGTAGCCATCGATCCACATGGCATCGACCACCACGCCAAGGTCCGGGTCCGTCACCTGCGTTAGCGTCCCGTTCCAGTAGAACAGGTTGCTGTTGCTGGCGATAATCAGGCGTTCAAAGCTGTAGTCCAGCGTCACCGGCAGGCCATCGGTGCCCACATCGCCAAGCACCGTCACTGCGCCGCCTGAGTCGATCGTGACCAGCTTTGCACCCATGACGGCATAAACCACGCCGTTCCACAGGATCGACCCACGCATGGTGCCGGGACCAGTGCCCAGCGTGTCGATGCCATCACCGGGCCGCAGATAGCCTTGATTGATGCCCGTGGCTTTCGGCGTCGGCACAAGGTTCAGCGGATAACTGGTCCGGAAGTCCGGGCTTTGGTCCGCGTAGACGCCAGAGAGGATCGGGACTTGCATCAGACGTTAAAAGTCCCATCGGCCTGTCGCGCCCCTAGGTACGTGCCGCTCACAAGCAGGTTGCCGCCCGTCACCGGCGTCAGGTCGCTAGGTGCGCTCACATAGAGGTTGGTCGTGGCAGTCGTGCCGTTGGTGGTTCCGGTCGGCAGGGTGCCGGTTTCTACATTCACACGGTCAATCACAAGATCAGCGTCCGGCGTCCCGGTGGCCCAGCGGAAGTTGTAACAAGAGAAGTTGCTAAACTTGCAGCGCGTGTCAGGGTTGAACTTTGCCGCCCCTGCTCCGTCAATCCGCATCAGCACGTCCTGATTGCAGGCCGTCAGGTTGTAGATGCTGGAATGCGACCAAGCCGAATAGAACTGTGTGTTATTGCCGGTGGCGGTCGAAGAAATCTCAATCCCGGAGAACTGGCAATCCGCAAGCGTGGTGCTGGTTCCGTCAACAAAGAAGCCCTGCCCGTCGATCTGCTTGCCGGACATGAAGCGCCCGCCGTAGTTCTCGTAATTGCCGAAATACTGCGCGAGGTCGCTGTGAACGTCGAAGATCGAAGTCATCTGCGCCGCGCCAGCCGTGAACGTGATCTCGCGGCCTGTGCCGTTCGCCAGCGTATCGGTCGGGGTAAGGCCCGCCTTTGATGCAGAGATTGCGCGCCGCGTTCCTGCGGCACCGTTCACCGTCGCGCCAAAGTCCGCCAGCGCGTCGATATGCGCAGCAACCGTTGCCCAGGTCGTATAGCCGGAGCCGGTTGGACTGTAAGTCGGGTTGGTGATCGTCAGCGCCGTTCCCACCGCAACGCCGTCCACATAGCATTGCAAAGTCCGGGTGCTGGCCCCGG